CAAATTCTCGGTTATAATGAGTGCATTGAACCCATTACGTCGAATATTTATAATCGCCGAACCCTGGCCGGAGAGTTTATTTTGGCAAACAAATATCTCATGCAGGATTTGGTGAAACTCGATCTCTGGAATGAAAAAATCAAAAACAACATTATTGCAAACCATGGTAGTGTCCAACATATCGAGTCCATACCGAAAGACATCCGTGAAAAATATAAGACTGTATGGGAGATTCCAATGCGCGCATTGATTGATATGGCGGCGGATAGAGGAGCCTATGTGTGTCAAAGCCAAAGTTTGAATTTATGGCTGGAAGACCCGACGTATTCGAATCTGACATCGATGCATTTTTATTCTTGGTCAAAGGGCCTGAAGACTGGAATTTATTATTTACGCAGACGCGCGCGACACCAAGCACAGCAGTTTACCATAGAACCCGAGAAAAAAAAGGGTGAATCCGCATCGGAAGAGGTTTGTGAAATGTGCTCGGCATAAATTACATTTTTATTTTTAGGAAACTAAAAATGTACACAGGAATACGGGAATGCAGTTTTGCAATCTATTTCTTTCTGGCAGAAGAACGGGTGGCGCGAGTAGAGGGCAAAGGAACGGGCAAAGGAACGGGCAAAGGTTCAGGTTCAGGTTCAGGTTCGGCCACTCCGACTGGATCATATTCAGGTCCGCTTGGCGAACGGCTTTTCGATTTTTTATGGACGGGTTGAAACGCCGGTGATACATCATCGGGGTAAGACAAACTGTCTTCTTGATCCGAGACTTCACCTTCTTCTTTTTCCTCGCGGATAGGAGAAAGCGATCGCTGTTGTTGGGATCTGGAAGCCGATCTAGATTGGGATTTTTTTTGCGATTTTCCCTTAGATTTTCCTCGTTTTTTAGTTCTTTTGTTTTTCGCTGGACCAGTGGATACTGAAGACAAAGATTCAGTATCGGACCGATCTATGGATTCGCTCGCTTCGCGTGCAGGTGGCGGTGGCACAGGGGATCCAATACGACGTTTTTTTCGCGTGTGTTGTTCCGGACTTGGCTTTCTCACTCGCTCGGTTGTTTCGTTTTTTAAGCGTTTTTCGCGTTTTAATCGCAGATATGCACCAAAACCAAAAATCTTCCCACTGTTCATATATGTCTGAATGGTTTCCCATCCTCGATAATAAGATTCTTGTTGAGGGTCAACAATAATAGGGTCGCCGTTATCTGTTACTCCTAAAACGACACAATGACCATTGATAGAATTATTTTCTGATGGATAAAGTAATTCCACAATCATTGCATATCCTTTACCAAGGCGACGAACGAGCAATTCAAAAATAGGGGCGTTCATGTTAAAAATATTATACACATGGTTCGTTTTCACATATTCTCTTCGGATTACGTCCTCGTATATATAGGGGATGATGGCGCCGAAGTCAACACCTTTTTGACGCACATTCAAATCGCGAGAAATAATTTTCGCCGTATTGCGATCTAGTAAACTCAAAAAAGTGACCACATTCACAGCACAATCCTTGGCAAGTTCGCGAGGGCATACAGTATCTAATCTTTCCCATGCATTCATTTTTGCGTCTGTTATTTTCCAACGATTGAGTTCATAATCTTTTAATAGTTCCCTAAATTGCTCTATATCTAATGTTTCCATATTCATATATAATAAAAAGAAATTTTTCCAATACGATAGTGTCCCTATACATCAACGGAATCTTGTTTCCACTCCAAATTGTGTCTCATCTTCAAATAACAACGCAATGTTGCATATACATCAAACATTGAATTATGCAGATGTTCGGGGGTTTCATTCGGAAATAAGTGCTGATAGAGTTCGACCAGTTTCGGTGACTTTACATAAGGCTTACCGGTTCGTTCGGATGTAAGTTGAATATTGCATATTTTTTTACCGCGTTCCATGGTGCAATAAGATTCGATGTTATGTATTTTTTCATACATATCATTAAACATATACAGGCATTCCGGAGCATTCTCTAAAAACATTTTGTTGTTTCTTTCCAATTCTATCTTTATCATATTCATATCAAATTGGATATTGTGTCCTAGATATCCTTCGCATCGCTTATAAAATCCGTGAAACCGCCGAATGGCTTCCAATATGGGTATCCCCTCGCCGGCGCATTTTTCATGCGTAATGCCATGAATGCGAATGGCTTCTGTATGAATTTCAACGGAATCTGGAATACGTATATAACAATCTAATTTGTCTATAATTTTCTGTTGTTTCATGCTATATAATACAGCGCTTAATTGTAGTATATAGGGGCATTTTTCCAAGGAAAGGGGCTCCGTCGAATTACGCGCCGGATAAGGAATTACACCCGTAGTTTCCGTGTCAAACACGAGATAGAGGTCTCGCCGGTGGGGAACTTTTACAGGAGGCATGTTGTATAACTAGTTTTGAATAAAACGGAGAGATCCGTTTTAGATTCAATTTTATAAACCAATGTCATAGACGGCCGAACACATCTTTCGTAAATAATCATACTGATTTCTAAGAACATGTATGTGCGCGTCATCAATATAGGGTAATAGTGCATAATGGTTCTTAAATTCAAATTTTAAAATGTCGTCGAATTCTGTGCCCACCACTGTTCTCAAAAATGTGTCATGCATATAATATTCAATATTATCATACAATGCCTGATTCCAGTTGACCACATAATCGGAAAATTGCGTATCAAAAATCGAGGGTGGGTCGCCATCGCTGTATCGCAAGGGGTTCGTTTTTATTTTTCCGGTAATGCTATCGGAATTGTTCTCCACACGATAATCATAAAGATTCTCCTTTGTTTCGACAAATAAATAATTGTCGCCAAGACGTCGTAAAAAATCACCGAATACAATGTCACAGCATTTGTGCTGGATTACATCGTTATAGGACTGAATTCTTTCATAAAAAAGTTGCAAAATAGAAATATGTATACCATAACACCAAAATTCATGTCGCTGTTCTCGGTGATTCTTTCCAAATGTCGATTCATATACTCCTGCGAATGTCGCGCTCGCATCCAATTTGGCTACTGCATGTAGCCCTTTCGCGAAAAGTTGCGCGAAGGTTTGTGTTCGGTTCGGCCTGTAAGCATCGTCATCGTCACAAAAGAGAACCCAGGATTCGCCGTTTTTCAGAAGTTCGGGGAGAACCCATTGAATATGCTTCATTTGGGGTGTTTTTTGACGACGAATATAAATATACAATTTCGAATGTGCCGCAAGAATACACTCCCGAAACATGGTTTCGATGTTTAGGTTATCAAAAGAAATGGATAAATAGATGGAAACCGGGAATTTTTGTGACGCGAGAGACGCAATACATTCCTTTAAATATTCTATACGATGGGGGCTAGAGATATGCGACGCAATAACAACACAAACTTTGCCGATATCCACTTCCACCAGCTCATCCATACCGCCACTACGATTACTATAATAAACACCGATATTTTATATATTTTTCATCAAACAAAATAAACAGACGCCTATGAATAGAGTATGTCGACCACACCAATTACATTTGTCACCTCCTTTATTGATATTTATGAAAGCACATTTGAAGATAAAACGATAGAATGGCGGTTTTCCAAATTTCGTGATCTTGCGGAAAGTGGAATTCAAATCTGCGTCTACGTCAACCCCCATTGTTATGATTATTTGGTAGAATTTGCAAAAACCTATGATAATATTAAAATCATGAGGACAATTTGTATTGACGACACATTTGTTGCGAAATCTTGCTTAGGTGTGGAATATGAATTGCCGGATTATCGTAATCTACCTAAGGACATCCCTCATTATATGATGTTGATCAATTCGAAAACGGAATTTTTGGCCGATGCCGTTGAAAAAAACCCGTGGAATTCCACGCATTTCGCATGGATTGATTTTAGTATTTCCTATGTCTTTCATAAAAAGGCCGAAACCCTGCATTATTTGAGAACCTTGTCGAAACGCAACTTGAGAACACCCTGTCTGGTGATTCCTGGATGTTGGGATAAATTGGGAGCGGGTGAAATGGGTCAGATTGTGAACAGTGTCTATTGGCGGTTTTGTGGTGGATTTTTACTGGGTGACGCAGCATCTATACAAAACATGCACCAATATTATCTCGATGAATACCCGAAATTTATTACAACACATAAACGATTGGTATGGGAGGTGAATTTTTGGGCATGGTTGGAGGCAAATACCGAGTGGGCGCCCACCTGGTATAAAGCCGATCATAATGACTGCATTCTACATATCCCTACGAATATATGTTCAGTGTCTTTAGATACGCACCTTGTAAAAACCACGTATGACTACCCTATGTTTGACACGTATCAACCGTCATCGTCATCCTATGTTTACTATAATGGAAAACATTATTTGAATACGCGCTATGTAAACTATTGGTATTTAGAGTCAGGGCATTGCTCGATTCAACACCCCGAAGATTTTATTATCAGCCGAAACGTGGTTTCGGAATTGGATGCTGAAACGCTCATTCCTTTGAATTATAAGGAAATGGAGGAGTCAAGTGCGGGGTTTGTATCGAAGCGTTGTTATTTTTATGGTTTGGAAGACATTCGGTTGTATGTTCTCAATGATCAACTTAAATTTATTGCAACGAACATTAATTATTCCCCCACGGACTGGAATCGGATGATTTCGGGGAACTATCATCCCGAAACAGCGTCTTATTCAGAGTGTTCTATTTTGATCCCACCCGGTGAAAGTTGGTGTGAAAAAAATTGGATTCCTATCGTGCGACCATGTGCAGAAACGGGCACAGAGGAAGAATTTTTTATATATAAATGGTTCCCTATGGAAGTGGGGAAAATCAATCCAGATACGAAACAACTCGAGATCTGTTACCGACATACGATTACTGCCCCGGATTTTCATCGTGTGCGGGGGTCCACGACATTTTTAGACCGAGGGGATTGTTACGTCGGTATAGTCCATTTTAGTGAAAATACACTTCCTCGCCAATATTATCATATTATGGTATCGTTGGATAAAACCACGTTTCGACCTCTGCAGTATTCTCCTGTTTTCCATTTCCAACATATTGGCATTGAATTTTGTGTTGGATTTGCGGAGCGTGATGACGAGTTTGTGTTTTGGATTTCAAAAAAAGATAGAGACCCGGTCATGGTAAAAATAGGGAGAGAACACATTCCACTTTGTTTCGAATTTTAAGGCAGCATATTATTATATTCTTCTATTGTAGAACAATAAAAGAATCATGGAAACTATAATGGAAAATATAAGAAGAGAAGTAGCAACAGAAAATCCGGAAGGTATATTTTCGAAATCGAGTGCTATCTATCGAGATATTTTGAACAAAGATCTCAAGGCGGGCCTAGATATAACTCTTCGATTCGATTGGTGTAATGAAAACAAATTTGTTGTGAATTATATGGCATCGGATCTTCCTGTCGAAGATTACACGAACTATAGAAAATTATCAAAGGATGAATTTGTAGAGAAATTGATGGCAGAGACCAAAGCATTTACAATGGGAAAACAGAACTCCGTGTTGGACATTCATTTTGCGATAGGAGAGAATCACGACTTGTATTATATGTATTCGGACGTAAAAACTCCTACGAACAAAGTTATGGCGAGTCATAATAAAAATTGTAAAGAAGGGTTTTTGGTATATACTCCAAGCCAACATGGTATTGCGACGGATTTGTCCCCGACAAATAACGACAGCATTGGAGCGAATGTGAACACAGAAGACTTGACGGACGAACCCGAAGATGAGGCGGTAGAGGAAGAAAAAGAAGACGATGTTGGCATTCCTGACACCAAGTTGCCAGCGCAAATGGAACATGAAAATGCGGTGGACAAGTTGATGGAAGAAGAAAAGAAGAAGCAGGACGCGAAGATGAATGAGAACAACTTGATCGTGCGAAAAATAGATGATGTGATTGGCGAACTGGAAAAAATAGAAAAGCGTGATGATCGCAACAACCAGCAATTTAGCAAAGTGTCTAGAAAATATGAGGAAATGATGACCTATATTGATGAATATATAAACAACGATTTGATAAAATACGAAACGGATTTCGATAAAAATACTGACTTACAGCGAAGATACGCTGATTTAAAGAAAAAATGGGAACTCTATTTTGAATGGAGACTACAAAATCAATACTCATTTTTAACCGAAAAATTGCTGGATAATGTGAAGTTTCTTAGAAAGCGCGACGAATTTATCAGTATGTTGAAAGAGTTGCGAAATTATATAAACGCGAATTTATTTGGAAAACCGGCGATTCAGGGAGGTAAAACCAAACGCCGATATCGTGCGCCTTTCCAAGGCGCCTCCATTCTTTTCTCACTCAAAAATCGCCGTATTGCGAAGCAAGGCTTTGCGAATGTTGAAAGACGCAAAAAGACAATTCGTAAACGCATGTCAAAAAAACAAACGAAAAAATTTAGAAGGATTGGGTGATCGCCTTATTTTCTTTGATATTATATATAGAGTGTTGTAGTAAAAACTATGT